TGGATATGGCACGTTGCCAAGCCAAACTTGCGGAACAACGCGCAGAGATAAGAGAGCTGCGTGAAAAGCTATTGCGCACGAGACTGCAACTCACAGAGGCAAGGAAGGCGAAGTGATGGATGCATGGTTCGCGATCCCGGTCATCGGCGTTAGCGCGGTGGCCTTCGTGCTAAGCATCTTCGCGATCCGTACCAGCAACCGCACACGCTATCTGTTGGAAAAAGAGCTTGACCGAATACGCAGACACCGGAGGCACCATTGATGACTAAGATAAAACGTTTTCTCTGCTGGATAGGTTGGCACTCCTGGAGTTACGTTCCCTTACATCACGACGGCTGTAGTCAGCACGCTAAATGTAAGTGGTGTGGGTACGAAGGAATGATTGATAGTCAGGGAAATCTGTTCTAAGCCAGAGGTTATTTATTCGATGAACGAAACCATCAAGATATTCGAGCGTGCGAACCGAGCCCGGCGTAGGCCGAAACCTGGCGACCACGTGAAAATGAAGGACGGCACAGTCTATGTGATTGCAGCGAACGGCGCGTATGTGCGTCAGACCAAGAAGCGCTCGAAGAAAGAGCGCAGAGCAGAGAGGAAGGCGGCATGCTCGAAACCGTGATAGCCTGCGCATCAGCGATACTCGAAGTCGTGGTAGCCTATGTATGGGCGCTGTGTAAGGTGGTGGCGCTCGCTGCATTCGGGGTTTTCTCGGTCATAGGAGTCTGCATCGTAGCGGGGGCAGTCGTGACGTTCGTGGCCGCAATCTCGTATATCGAAGTCAGATTCCGCAGATCATATCGTAAAGAGTACCGCAATCTTCACAATAAGTGAAGCTAAACAGAGGAGAAAACATCATGCAACCAGCAAAATACCTAAACCAGATACTGAGTTCGATGGGCGACGGCACCGGTGAGACTTCGCAGAACGTTGCGAGCAAGGACATCTCGGCTGCATCAACAGCAGCGCCCGTTGTCTGTACGTCGAACGCGCACGGTTATGTTGTCGATGAATACATCTTCATCTCTGGCGTAACCGGCATGACGGGACTCAACGGCCTGTGGCAAATCGCCAGCGTGCCCATAGCCAACACGTTCACGGTCAAGACGCCGGGTACAGGCGATGTATTTGGGAGTGTGGCAACCGCTGCCGGGACGATGAAGTCCTACGAGGCGTTCGTGTACAAGCCCGCAGCGACGGAGCGTGCGGAGATCGCGTTGCTTCGTGGCTATGCAGTCGATGCTACATATGACGAGGAGAAGTATTTCGCCGTCGCACTCACAAACGGAATCGCAGTCAAGGTCTATGACAATCTGGACGTGGAGCTTGCCACGCTCACGGCCACCCCCGTCAAGACGTGGCTCCAGTGGTCGCTAAACGGCGGCGCTCACGTGGAAAGCGCCGATGGCATCGCTGGCAACGAAACTCAGGGCATACTCGAATGGGACTTCACGAAAGCCAACGGCCTGCCAATCTCGCTTAGCGGCTCGAAAGGACAGTTCTTGGTCATGATCATCAACGATGCGCTCGACGGGCTCATAGAACAACAGATGAGCATACAAGGAGAGGTGGTCTAGCTATGGCAAAATACAGAGAGAAACCCAAGCCGCCGCCAGAGCTTCATGCTAAACAGTTCTTGACGCTCGATAACTTGCCGGATGGCGTGCGTCCGTTCTACCCGACACCGAGCATGGTGAAAAAGGACTGCGTGAAGTGTGGCCATGACCTGAAAGAACATGGTCAACTCGTTGTCGAGGAGACAGCACGTATTCTCTGTCCCGGCATGTGGGCGGTGCGCATCGGTAACAAGAAGTGGGACGTGCTCACGGATGAAGTGTTCAAGGAACGCTTTGACTTCGACCATCCTGTCCGCGAGAAGAAAGGCGAAGGCGCGGACACGGCGTTTTCCAAGGAGTAGCGCAACGATGGCCGGGATAGATAAGTATACCGCAGAGCAGATGATTGCTGCGCTCGTGAAATCGGGCGGCATAAAGTCTGCGGCGGCAAAACTTCTCGGATGCGGTAGCTCAACGGTGAAGCGATACTGCAAGAAGTATCCGACCATTCAGCAGGCCGCGGACGAAGCACGTGAAGCTATGGTGGACTTTGCGGAATCTCAGTTGATAAAACAAATCCGCAATGGCAACATGACCGCGATCATCTTCTACCTCAAAACGATGGGGAAAGGTCGCGGATACGTCGAGCATCCAGGTTTCGAGTTGTATGGCGACGTCACGTTCACAGTAAAGCTACCGCCAGAGCTTGAAGCAATGAGGGCCAAGAAAATTGAAACGTACCGTGATGGCGGATCTGACGAAAGCGATTCAGACGATCAACCCAAACTTCTTGCCGCTTTTCCACGCTCGTGAACGCACGCTCGCACTAAAAGGTGGCGCGGGCTCCGGTAAGTCATTCTTTGCAGCGCAGAAATGGATCTTGCGCTGCATGATCGAAGAGGACCATCTTATCCTCGGCGTCCGTAAGTATGCAACCACGTTGCGCCATTCCATCTTTGCTCAAATCGAAATGGTGATCTATCAATGGGGTATGGAAGACCTTTGGGAAAAACGGATCGGGACGCTGACATGGAGGTGTAAGTATACCGGCTCGAAGATCCAATGCATCGGCTTGGACGACGTAGAAAAGCTCAAATCGATAGTGGGCGTAACCGGCGTATTGATCGAAGAGGCGACTGAGATTACGCTGCACGATTACAATCAGATCAATTTGCGACTGCGCGGGTATACGCCGTACTACAAGCAGGTGACTCTTGCCTTCAATCCCATCTCGGTGTACAGTTGGCTCAAAAAGAAATTCTTCGACGCGGACATTCCGTCCGTGCGCACGACGACAACGACGTTTCGAGACAACCTGTACCTTGACGATGAATACTTGCGCGACGTTATCCTGCCACTCAAGGACACGGACTCTTACATGTGGGACGTGTACGGGCTCGGCAAGTGGGGTATAGCTGGCAACGTCATCTATGGGTTCTTCGATGAATCGCCGTGGCCGACTCAGAACGGACACGAGCTTGGACATGAGGAGTTTCAGGGCGACGAGTTGTTCTACGGCTTGGACTTTGGATACAACCACCCGATGGCGCTTGAAGAAATCCGGCTATGGGATGCAAACGCCTACATAACCGAGAAGCTGTACGCCCGGCACCTTACGATCACGCAACTCATCGAATCGATGGTGGAGGAGGACATTTCCTATCAGGCCCCGATCTATTGCGACAACGCCCGGCCTGACGATATCAGAGAACTACAACTAGCGGGCTACAATGCTTGGCCGTGTGACAAGGGGCCGGGCTCTGTCCTCAAAGGTATCGACCTACTCAAGGAACTGAAACGCCTCTGTCTAATCCATTCGCGCAAGGAGAATGTGAACCTGAATGCCGAGCTTGCAACGTACAAGTGGAAAGAAAATAAGGACGGTGAAAGCCAAGATGACCCGGTCCCGTTCCATGATCACGCTTGCGATGCTGTGCGTTACGCCATCTATACGCACTTGCGTGAACGCATGGAAGGCGAATATGAAACGACGGTTAGCCTTATCGCCGGGCTTGATTCTCCGATTGTGATGCTGCCATAATGTGATTTGCTTGTGTCGGTCCTCACTCCGGCACAGGCACCGGCTCAGAGGTGTCGGAGGCTGATGCGCCCGAGTCGGACATGGGCCTAGGTGGCGTCCTACTGATTAGGCGGTAAGGCGTCACCGCCCGTTTACTGAAAGGAGCATCGTATGAAACTGAAACGCAGATCATTCATTCAGTCAGTGTCCGCGCTGTTCGGGACAGCAGCCGTTGTTCCGCAAGCCGCAACGGCAGTGATTCCGCAGAATCATGACCACGCAAGCGATACCATTCGCTATTCCACATACCCATATCTGAATACTACCCCCGTCATCGACCCGGCACGCATCACCAAGGCAGACCCCTCACGATGAATAATCCACTTATCCCCGAAAGGTACGCGAAGCAAATACTGGCGGCTCGTACCTCCACCGTTGGCATTAGCGATTTCCTATATGGCGGCTCATATCAGCTAACGCCGCCGATAAACCGGGCACGTCTCGTCATCCCGGTCCCCTCTCCCGTCGATGTTATCTGCCAGGAAGCCGTCGATAATCATGCTCGAAAACTCGTCCAAGACGGGTTGCGCCGCGTTGAGCAGAGGCAGTGGGAGCAAAATCACGGCTGGGACAGAAGAAATTAGTAGCTTGACTTTTGTGACAACCTTTTCGTAATTTCGCCGTATGTTGAGCTTTCTCCGCAGAAAAGAACCCGTAGAAGAGCTTTACACGCGGGCCGAGGTGACGAGATTCCTGCTTGACGAGATGCAGGAAGCACTCTACGGCTACAATGCCGACCTCGCAAAAGACGATATCGGCTACATAGCCGTGGGGGATTCAGGGTCCAGGGGTTCCGTCTTATCTGATCACTTGCGCCGCCAGATCGTGTATGAGTCGCGCATCTATGCGATCCGCGATGCCCTCTGCAAGATGATAACTACGCTCTGGCAGGCATTCGGGGTCGGCAATGGTGTCACCTGGCGTGCGAAGCAAGATAGCGCCGCGAACGCCATCAAGCAACTGTGGGGCCACAAAAGCAACAAGCTCTTATTCTCGATTCCAGGACAGCGCGAACTCTCCAAGCGTTTCGTGACGGACGGCGAAGTGTTCTTGATCGGATTCCCTGGGGCTCCCACGTTATGGCGCTATCTTGACCCTCTCCAAATCGTGCAGCTACTCACGGACCCCGAAGACGAATTCAGTACGAGCATGTACCTGCGCGAATATACTGACCGTAGCGGCGTGGTAAAGAAACGCATCTACAAAGACATTGACAACGTAGACGGCGTGCCGGGTGAAGATGTTGAAGGCAAAATATATACGATGGATGACATCGATGAGAAGGATGCGGTAGTCATTCATGCTCGCGTAAACGGCGCAGTCGGACGTTCGGAGCCGGTGCTGACGGCTTCACTCGAATGGGCAAAAGCGCATCGCAACTTCATGCGGGCACGCACAGCCATTATCCAGAGCATCGCACAGGTAACGAAGAAAGAGATCATCAAGGGAAGTCCCGCGCAGGTTGATGCTGCGAAAGCGCGTGAAGATGCGGCTATGGCAACGCGGCGCGCAATCACGAATAGACCGCCGACAGCGCGTAAGCGTATCGAGAATGCCGCATCTAAGGAAGAGATTGTGCCGCAAGAAACTTGGGCACAGTCCGCGCAGGTAGACGGCAACATGCTGCTTATGCTGCTGGGAGGGGGCTCGGGCGTCTATCCGCATTATCTAGGCGCGGGCGAAGCGTTCCGGCTGGCGACGGCGACGGCGATGGAAGGGCCTATGCTTCGTACCTTCCAATCATTCCAGGCCGTTATCCAAGATGTCTTCGACCAAGTAAACGAATTCGAGCTTGTGAGCAACGGACACATTGTTGAAGACATTCATGATGTGGTCCAGGTGGATATGCCCGAAATCCATCCGCAAGACTTGACGGCCACGGTAGAAGCGATCACCAAGATGGTGACTACATTCGGAAAGATGAAACAGCTTCCTGATGTCCAGAAAAAGGCATTGTCCACTATCGGCATGAAAGACGTGGACGTGCTCGCTAAAGAGCTTGAAAAGATACCAGACCCCGCAGCCGCCGTTGCGCAACCGGAAGACACCGATGGAGTTCCCACCCCAAGCCCAAAACCCACACAAAACTCCAAGGTAAAAGAGTCGGGCGGCGATAGTCCATCACCGGCAGACGCTCGACGGGCCGCAAGCGCAACGGCGGCATTCATAGACACGCTCACGGCTGCTCGTGGCAGGGGGCAACCATGAGCGCCGAACTCGACTATGATGGAGTCCTGGTCACGGTGATCAATGAGGTGGTCAGTAGCCAAGTACCGTATTCACTCGACAGCCAACAAGGTCAAGAATCAGTCAAAGAGATGGTTCTTGTCTCGCTGAAATACGGGCAGTTTGTGCGCAATACCGTCACCAAAGATAGTATAGACAAGTATCTGTCTCGCTTTGAATTTGAAGAAGGTTATGCGTCAGACGCGGCCGATTTCTTGCTCGATGTCTCGAAACGTCGAGCCCCCTTATTTCGTCGCGAATATAAGCGAATGCTAAACAGAGAAATCGACCGTCAATTGCGTAAAGGTGTTAAAAACTTAAACCGCTTTAGACAAAAGAAGATCACCAAGGAGGAATTAGC